GCTGCAATCAACAAGCCACGCTCATCAGTAAATCCAGCAATATTAATTACTGCATCTTCTAATGAAGTTTCGTTGAGGTCAGCCGCCGTTGAAGGTCGGTTGCTATTCTTTCCACCGCTAACAAGCGGGTGGCCGTCACCACCAGTTACACCGTCACCATCAGCAGTAAACAGGTTAACCCCGTCACCTGACTGGTAAGCGTTAGTGAAACCGTTGTTGAGAGGAAACGCCGCTTTAACCTGCTTGGTATACGCCATACCGCGAGCCAGTGCCTTGGTATATCGAGCTGAGAGAGAGTCATAGAGGTTATCCTCCATAGCTTCTTCAGTAATCGAAAATCCCATAGCAATGGTTTCGTGGTTGTAGCGAGCAGTGAACGACTCCTGCGCCGAGTCATAGCTGATGGCAGAACCTTCAGGCTTAACTGGTGCAGCAGCAAAGCCGGATAGCTTCACTTCCTCTTCAAATGAACGCTCCGAAGATTCAGTTTCATAAACCAACGTGTGTTCATCGTCATACTTCTCATATTCCATACCAAATAAAGCATTTAGGCCGGGGAGAAGCTCTTTGAGCATNTGCGCTCTTGAAATAGCCATTTACCTAGCCTCCTTAAATGCCAGTGGTGTTGANATACTGATGACCTACGTTAAATTTAACGATTACGTCAGTATATGCATCACCTACGGTACTTGTAGGGCCGTCAACAAAGTCAATAACCCGAAGTGGTAATGTATTCGTAGTAGCAGCAGTAGAGCCATCAACTGCATTTTTACTACGCCCGATTGTTGTTGATCCAGCAGTTTGAACGACTGCACAGTTATTGCCAAGGTTAGTTTGAGCTAACGCGGCATCGCTTTGCATTCTCATTAAAACATTAGGATCATCTAAAACGTAAGCCATAATGTCGGTAGCAACAGTAGATGCTGTCCACATTTGAGAAAACGTCTTTTGACTTGTGCTTGGATCTGTATAAGAACAGCCCATAAACACGCCTACAGTAGTTAAAGCAGTTGTTCCTGTGTCTTTTTCTACTGTTCCTGCACTTGTAATTTTAAGAAAGTCTCCATAAAAAATACTAGTTCCATAGGAATTAGTAACCTTTAAATGGCGAACTTTNCCAGTGAAGGAGCCGCTGGCACTTAATGTACCGATAGGCTCTGCTCCCGAAGGAGTCGCTGAAGTAGCCATATTTCTCTCTCCTAAAGAGTAATGGTTAAACTAATAGAGACTTTCCTGTTTAAAGGTTAGCCTCTGCCAAAGGTTGTGCGCGTAGTTCGGTCTGGGTTAAGGAGAGGCATACGCGGGTCGTTCTCCTTCATAAAGCTGTTGTCAACAGATTGCATCTGCTGTTCAGCCATCTCTTGGTAGTATTTTTGACGCTTTGCCATTTCCTCTTCAGGAGCTTTGCAAAGCAACAATCCGCCTACTTCGATATTTCCTTCAAATCGAGAGCCAACATCAGACATAACATGAAGCTCTGGATGATCGTCTGCTTTCACAGCAATCCATCCATCTCTGAACTTCTGAGATACATTNGTGTTGTCGGCGTGACCCAGTGTGCTGGTTCTAACCCATCTGAATACCCAGCCATCCTGCGGAGCAGGTGTTGGGAGTACAGATGATGGAACCCATGAATCACTCTTTCTCTCTTCTAGTTTTCGGTCATCCTCAGACCTTGGGGTGCGCTCTTCAGCCATTATCTTAGTTCCTCTTGTATGAGTTGCTTGGCATACTGTTCATTAGTTAACCCTAGACGCTTTGCGAGAGCAACNTGGGTGTGCGTTAACTTCACTTTGCGCGGCCTTGCACCATTGCTTCTTGAAGCAGGNGCTACTACCGTCGATGTTCTTCTGGAAGGTGAAGAGGTCTGCACATGGCGACCATCGTCCTCCCCGAAATATTCTGGAAATTTGTTTCGCATAGTGCGATCTATTTCCTGAAAATATTCATTGGAATCAGGATCAAAACCCTCATTCCTGACCAGTTTTTCATGCACTCCGTAAGCAAGTGCAGTCATATCCTTATGCTCATCACTGCCAAACCAAGGATTTTCCCTTGCCCAATTAGATGCCTTTTCAGTCGGCTTTGGAGCCATTTGAGGTTGTGGCTGTGCTTGAGCTGCCCGATCTAGTCGATGAGGCTGTTGCCCCATTGATTGAACATACTGGTCATATTGCTGTTTACGCTGTTGAAATTGATTTTCATAGGTATTTGCTTCTCTTAACTCTGAAGAGGCATTTAATAATGCGTCTTGAGCCTCAAGAACCTTATCAGTTTCTCCAGATTCGTAAGCTTCTTTATATTGAGATTTAGCCTGTTCTACTGCCATTGCAGCACGATCCTTTATCTGGGTGACTAACATAGCCTCGCCATTCTGGATTACATGCTGATATTGCTGGTTTTGGTTGGCATATTGTTGCGCCACCCTAACCGCTTCTTCCCGCATCTTTTCAGCAGCTTCACGCTGTCTGCGCTCTTCGTGTTGCTCGTACTTGAGCTTGTTGATGCGTTTTTTTACTTTGTCACTGTACCCCTCAAGCTCGTCTTCATCTTCCTGAGAAGAGACTTCTTTCTTTGGGGGTCTTCGATCTTCTGGAGGTCTGTCATCTATTACCTCAAGATCAAGATCAGATTCAACTTCTTCCACCTCATCTGATTTGGTTTTAATTTTAGTGCGAACTCCAAGGAATTTATCTTCAAAGGATGTTCGTGCGTCTGTCTGCTCAACTGCCTGTTCTTCGCTCATGCCTTTATAATCCCCCTTGGATCATCAATAATAGCTTCAACGCTATCGTCATTGATTAGCCTAAATTCCTTGCCATGAATCTTAAATCGAGTTCCAGAATATGATCTCATTAAAATAAAATCGCCTTCCTTACAATACGCTCCGTTAGGAAATCGCTTCTTGTCTTTGTAGGCATCTGGGCCGATTGCTAAAACAAAACCACAAATAGATCCGATTTCTTCAAGATCCATTGTTTGTTTGGCTTTAAGTATTCCGCCTTCAGTTTTTTCTTCAGGCTCCGGCAAAGCAATAAGGATTTTATAGCCACTTGGTTTAGGTAGCTGGTGTGCCTTTTCAGGCTCCATTTCATCCACTTTCTTAACTGCTTCCATTTTACTGTCTCTTGCACTGGAAATTAGTGTCCAGAGTCACTTTGCGCCGCCCTATGCGGAGAAACTATGCGCCCTCAATCCTTTGGTTAAGATCAAGTAGCTCTCTTTCTGCAACTGCAAGACCTTTAATAATGCCTGTACAGTGCTGATATTCGCCAAAATCATTACATCCGCCGCCAGAAATATGATCTGACATTTCATTCATTTGTTTGCGGATTTCTTCTTGCAAAACCTGTAAAGCGTTTGCTGACAATCTATCTGTCATTGTTATCAATCAAGTCGTCAACCAAATCCATACCCATTCTAAAGCCTTCAATAGATTCTCTGGAATCTATTTCTTCACGCTTTATGTTATCTCCTGCAACTTTAGCCCCGATTTTTGCAGACTCAATACGCTCTTCCATATCAAGTTTTTCACGATCAAATGCTGCTTTTTCCTGTGCTTTTTGTAAATCAAGCTGAATTTTAGCCATTTCAGCTTGCGCTTTAGCTATTGCCTGACCTTCTTTTATCTCAAGTTCTTTTTGTTGCATCTGAATTACAGGATCTTGTTGCTGTTTGGCATTTTCTTCAGCTTGCGCCATTTGTTGTGCTTTTCCAGTCACCTGTTCTGCTGCCGGGGCAACCAATCTGGACAATCTAAGCTCAATATCTTCTGGCAAAGGCTCGTCAGGAGGAGGAAGCTCGACACCAAGTTGTTTTTCAATTCTTTGCCTGTAGGCAAATGCCATATGCTCCTGAATATGGGCCGCCATTGCTGCTTCTATTGCTTTTGCGTTAGGAGCTTTCTGTAAAAGATCTATTATTTGCGGATTTTGTACCGCAGACATGTGGGTTTGTATGTGCGCTTCGTGATCTTGGTAGATAAATGCCTTGACAGGCTCTCCAGTAATAATATTCATGTTTTCAGAGACAGGATCAACTGGCTTCATGTCTTTTTCTGTTGGAACAATCTGATCTGCGTCTTGTATTCCCAGAACTTCAAGCATTTGACGATGCAATAACGGCATATCGTACATTTGAGGGGCTTGAGCCGCCAATTGCAGTGCCGCTTGGTACTGCATAATGCGTTGAGCCATCGTTCCTGCGTTAGGATCGCTCACTGGAATAATATCTACACGCTCATCAAAGTCCTCTGACACCAGAGGATCGTCAGAAAGCTCATAAGGATACGTTTCCGGCCCATGATCACGCACAATATTGGACAAAATCTTTAATTCTTTACCTACAGAGGCATGAACCCGCGCTTGAACTGCGCTCATTACCTTCATTTCACGCTCTAGTACCGCTAGAGTCGTGCCTACTGGGGCTTCTCCGTTGATATCAGAGGCTTTTACATCCGCTGCTGAAGCAAATCTTCGCCCTTCATTAACAATATCTGCTAAAAGCTGGTAAAGGACGTTAGATGGCTCCTTATAAGGCAAGAAAGTAAT